CCTATTAAGCGAGTTACAGAAATAACCAACCCCTAAGGCGTTGGTTTTGTCCTTACGGACAAATCCTATTTATTCAATAATTATGATTTTCATTTGGTTTTTTACCAATATTATATTTTGGTATTAATTCCCATTCATCTTTTTCTTTGAAAGCAATTATTTTAATCTGGTGTAACGGTGCAACATCTTCACCGATTACTTTTGGGTTTATAATTTTTACCAAATCCCATTCTTCCAATAATTTTGCAATTGCGTTTCTTCTCTGAATATCATTCTCAGAGATGTTTGTTGGTTTACCATCTAACGCAAATAGTTCTTTGAAGTGTACCAAGTAATAGTGTCCTTGCTTATGCAAGATATGACAAGATTGGTATAAAACTTTTTCTTTGCGAGATGATACACCAATTCGGGTAAGTGTTTCTCTTACCTTCAAGAAGTCATCATGTTCATTGAGTGTAACCTCAACAAACTTGGTTAAATCGACCATTTCACTTTCCTAATCCACCGATATCGGTTTGTTCTTTTAATTGTTGGATTTGTTCATTACTAAGTAGGCGTAGAGCTTCACGAGCTTTGATATCTGAAAAACCATAGACGGCTTTAATACATTCTATATCTTCACTTTTTTCAGATTTTACCCACTTTGCAAAAGGTCGTTTTTGTGACCTTATCGTATTTAGTAAAAAATCGAATTGTAACTTCTTGTCCAGATGGTGGCGGCGGTTCATCTCATTGGCATATCCAATACAGTCTTTGTGGTAGGACAAAGACCGGTTGACCAGAAAAGGTGTATATGACTTTTCTGTGACCTCATCAACAATCAGATTCTTTTTACCATACAAAATCTGGTTCACATAATCAAACGGATTCATAAAATTGCACCAATGTATTTTGTTGTTGGAACTGTGGTTCTTTTACTTCTTCCAACTTTTTCTGTTTATAGTCTAATAAAAACTGCTGATTTTCACTTCGTGAGGAATGTATTTTATCCATAACCAATGCGAAAGATACATCCATCATTTCACAGAACTGTTCACCTGATACTATCTTTAGATAGTCTAGTCCCTCATACAAACCAACATTTCTACCAGATGCACCTAAAAAATTGACAACAAAGATTTTAGTTTCATATTCTGGATGTATTTCTTCCAAGTGTAACTTCAATCTTTGATATTTGGCTTTCTCTCCATGTGCCTTCTTTGAGTCCATGTTTCTGAGATTAATCTTCAATTCATAAACATAGATTGTTTTTGTATCTTCATCAACTAACACATAGTCTGGCACTTCTGCACCAAACTTAGGTTTCTGTAACAAAAACTTTCCTGTATTTGTAACACCTATTTCTGTTTGTTTAATGTATGTATATTTGAAATGTTCTTTGATTGCTTTCTCTACAAAGTAACCGAATTTACAACACGCTGATGCAAGACAACTAAAGAACTTAGCCGTTTCAAAATCACCAGTCAACAAGTAAATTGGATTATTGAATAGAGCTTTCTCATCTAGGTTTCTCTCATCAATAATCATAACATTCTCACTAGGCCAATTGTATCAATTGTAGTCAACAAGACATAGTTAGCCAACATCCCAAAAGATTTCCTAGTATAAGCAGCCCAAGCGTACAAAATGCAACCAGTAATCCATATAGGATAGAGAACAAGTAGGGGTGGATGTGGTACTGTGGCCGCCATCGTAATGCTACACCCGATAGATATAAACCAAGCAAACAACTCAACACAAAAGCGAAAACGATTACTAGCATAGTCATTACGAATCCATTCTATGGTTGGTGTAAAGATTTTAATCACTTAAACTCCAAAGACACCATCAATTCAGTCAAGCAAGCCACAAGATTAATTTCTTGGTCTGCAACAAATGCCTGTTTGTATTGATAATCGGCTAGAATAACAACTGCTTGTGGAATGGATTGAGGTTTCAATACTTCATACAAGTTGTCATATAGTTTACGATAGAGTGATGCTGGGTCAACATCATTGCTTGCGACCCATTTACGAATTGCACCAAAGTCTTTATCTTTGATGAATTTAATAATATCATTAAGTGATACATCAACAATCTGTGATAGAACACCAGTATCGATGTTACCAAATTTTGAGAATCGTTGTAGTTCATTAATGACACGGCGAAAATCAGGAAAGTGTTTCTTGATTAACTCAGCAACAACAGGTGTTTCATATGTGATTTCTTCAGTTGCCAGAATCGTTTGAATTCGTTTAAAGAATTGACCTGCCATAGATGACTTCTCAGAGGCTTTAAGGCCAAACTCAATAACGGCACATCGACTGTGCAATGGTTCGATGATTTTGTTTTTGAAATTACAGGTGAAGATAAATGAACAATTGACTGCAAATTCTTCAATTGCATTTCTAAATGCCGCCTGAGCATTTGCAGACAGATAGTCAGCCTCATCAATGATGATAACTTTACGACCACCAGCAAAAGACATAGACGATGCATAGTTGGTGATTTTGTTTCTGACCATATCAATGCCGTTCTCATCAGAACCATTGATGACCATAAAATCACAACCGATTTCATTACACATGGCTTTCGCCACAGTAGTCTTACCAACGCCTGCACCGCCAGTAAGTAGAAGATTAGGTATGTTCTTCTGAGAAACATACTCCTGAAACGGTTTCTTTAGGCGTTCAGGAAGAATACAATCTTCAATATTTTTAGGACGATACTTCTCCGTCCACAATAAATGTTCCACAATTCACCTCTTTCATAATATATAATATAATTCGCATTAATTTGGAAATGGCCAGTTCAATTCATTTTCAATTTCTTCTATGCGAGATTGTAAGACAGAAATTGCGGTATTGAAATGACCAGTACCTTCTTCATGTGGTTTGTATTTGGTTTTCAAAACTTCAATTTCTTTTTTCAATACAGAAATATATTCTGTTTTGTCAACCCAAGTTCTTACTTCACCCATCATTTTGCCTTTTCAAACTTAGAACCAGCCTCAGTTGTAATCCAATACTGTAAAGCAATTTTCTTGTTTTTGAAGTGTGAAATACCTTTAGAGGAAATTTGAACATCATAACCACCAGCCAAAACTTTGGTGATGTTTTCAGTTTTAAAAATCATACGATACTTATCACCATTACCTTTTGTGATTTCAAGTGCGTCAGTATGAGCTGCATCATTTGAGGTATCAAGTGTAATAATGTTAACTGTTTCACCATCAGATTCAATTGCAATTTGTGGTGAACCTAGAACAGATGCACTACGCAAAATCCAATCAAAATCTTCAGCAGTCATCTCAAAGGAGATTTCAGGTGTAGGCATTTGCAGTTGTTTCTCTGGTGGAACCGTAAGCATAGTTGGTTCACAGAAACGATAATTGGTTTTACTACGACCTTTGTTACCAATGATAACAGCAGACTTTTCAGTAAACTCAAAAGATGGAGTATCTTTGTGTAAAGATACAACAGAAAGAAATTCGTTTAAGTTGTAAACGCCAAAGTTGGCAGGAATTTCTTCATTGATGGTAACTTCGGCCAAGATATTCTTACCAGAAGATACAGTCTTTAGGACTTTACCTTTCTTGAAGTAGATACCTTGATTGATGTTACCAAAGTTTTTTAATACACTCAAGGTGTCATTAGACAGTTTCATAATTTCTCCACAAAAAAATAATATAAATCATTATACAACATTAACGAATGAATTGCAACAGCTCTTTCACTTTATTGCCTAGTTCATTAACTGTACCATCGTTGTCTATGGTATAATTAAAATCAGAACCAATCCAGTCCCATTCCGACTGGTGTATACCTTTGTCTTTCATTCCCATAATAGCTGATGAGAAACCAGCAGAGGCATCTTCTGCGAGTTTATACCATTCAGGTTCTTCACCTCGCTTAACACGCACAATTATTCCACCATTTTGTTGAATGTAATTTATCTCATTCTTAAATCGAACATCGGTGACAACAACATCTTTACCTTTTGCACGATTCAATAATGAGATAACCCAAACATCTTGGTGAAATACATTTCTACCAGCTTCTGTACCCATCAACTGTAATGCCAATCGTGGCGTGAAAGTATAACCAAATTTTTCACTCCAAAAAGAATCAGGTTCTTCACGCCACTTTCGAGAAACTTCAGTATCACCCTCTAGTAACTCTCTTGGCCAGCCAAACATTATTGAGCAGGCATCTTTCAAAGGTTTGGCAAAACTATCTTTGGTGAATCCATGAACCTCAAGGAGGTCACCAACTGTTCCTTTACCAGAACCGATAAAACCTACCAGCCCGATAATCATAGACGACCAGTATACTGAGCTACAGCTGGCATATTACCAGTAAATGCATATGTGCCGATGTGTTGTGTACGCATCCATGGACAGAGATAAATTTCTCCGCCAATCTTACGCCACATTTGACAGAACATATAATCTTCTGATAGGTACCGTTCAGAACCGCCTCCAGTCATACTTTCTTTAGTGTCAATGACAGTATCAAAGTAAGCATGAATGTAACGTGAACCATCAAAGTTAGCTTGACCAACATGGTCTGGTTTGTAACGAATCAAAGGATAAGCTTCTGCCATTTTATCAAACACATGGCGTTTGATTAACATATGACCTGTTCCAATTTCCATAACTTGAAGTGGTTCAGAAACTTGAAATTGTGATGTACCTTTAACTACGTTGAAAACATATTCACCAACCAAGTTTTCAAGTTCTCTTGGTTCTAGGTTTGGATGTTTACGGGCAGTTTCAGCTACGTTGTTCCAGTTGATTGATTTTTTAGGATAAGGTCCACCAATAACATCTTTGTCTAATGCTAGAAGTGCAATAATATCTTGGGGTGAGTAATGAATATCAGAATCGATAAACAAAAGGTGTGTGTAATCTGTACGGAGAAACTCATCAACAAGATAGTTGCGAGCTCTTGTAATTAATGATTCATTGAAAAGAAATGAAAATTTAGTTTCAATACCATATCGTGTCATAGTAGTTTGCAAATCTAGGCATGATTTAACATAAAGCCCGTGTGCCATACCACCATACATCGGTGTAGCAATGAATAATTTGTGTTTCTTCAAATCATCTACGTTTACTTGAATTTCCATAATGTGTCCATAAAATAAAAAAAAGGAGAGATACTAATATATATCTCTCCTTTTCTGACTATTCGCCTCTAATTAGGCAAATGCACGTTCACCTTGTGAACGGATTGCGGCAATACCTGCTGCAACCATACGCTTAGTAGGAGTACCAAGGCGATAGAAGGCAACTTTCTGACCATTCGCATTGATGCGAGTGTTCAAGTAGATTGCATGACCTTCGTTACGCAACTCATTGATGGTTGCGGAAGGATTTGCAACACCAAAAACTGACTGCATCTTGTTTGCGGTCAAAGTGTTGTAAGAACCTTCTTTAGAAAGGTAAGATAAGATTTTTTGCTTTGCTGACATAATAAAAAACTCCATAGTTTTAAAAACGAATCACGATTAAAATAGTATCAAAGAGGTGATTCAACTCTCAGATTCTTTACATATTATATACTACCGAAACAAGTAAGTCAACACTTTTACAGGTAAATAAGTAAAAAAGACCCATCGTTGCCGATGGGTCAAGTGCCGAACAAATTAAATTTTAGAAAGGAAGTTCTTCTTCTTCATCTTTTTCATCAACTTCAGGTGTAGCCATTGTTTCTGCTATCAGAGTTTCGGTATTTGCACCCGCATCAACTTTGGTGTACAAATCTAAGAATGACATTTTGGTATCGGTATCGAAACGATTCAGGCATAACTCAATCGATTTCATTTTATCACCAAACACACCATAAGTTTTGATAATGTGAACCAAACGGCGAGTAGAAATCACTTCATCAAGACCGCCATCATCAAAGGTTTTACGAATAACATCAGCCCAAGTAACAAGTTTCTCGGCAAATTCATCGTCAGATTTGGCAACGGCATTCAATTCTTTCTTTAGAATTTTACGCTCAATGTTTACTGGAGGCCATTGTTGTTCATAGGTATTCAAGAATCGTTCCAAGAAAGCTTCGTTCAATACATTGGTGAACATATAACGACCATCTTCTGAACCTTTACCTTTGGTATTGGCAGTAGCTACGATTGTAAAACCTTGAGTAGGATAAACAATCTCATTCTTTTTCTTCAACAAGAAAGGTTTACCTTCAAGTACACGTTGCAAAGAGGAAAGGTTCTGAGCACCATAATCAATTTCATCGATACACAAAACAGCACCTTGACGAGCCGCAACAGTAACAGGACCATCACGCCATTCCATTTGACCATTAATCAAAACATAATTGCCAAGTAAATCACTTTCATCGGTTTCAGGTGTCATTGAAACACAAACGAATTTGCGTTTCAGTTTAGCACAAGCCTGTTCAACTGACATTGTTTTGCCATTGCCAGAATTACCTGTAATGAAAATAGGAAAGAATCCATTTGATGCAATAATTTTAATCAAATCTTCATAGTGTCCGAAAGGAACATAATTCTTGTAAACTGATGGAACTAAATTTTCAGTTTCGAGTTGTGTGATGACGCTAGTAATTCTATTACCAGTTTTTGTTTCTTGTTTTGGCATTTGAATCACCTGAGCTTGTAAATCGATTGTTGTTGATTGTGAAACGGCTGAAGTTGAAGGTACTTTGTATACACCACGCTTCAAACGATTTGCAACATCATTAGTAAACCAATAAGGATGAGAAATATCTTCTTTATCACAAATTTGTTTAATTTCTTCGAAAGTAACATTTTGTTTGCCAGTAGCAATCAAGGCAGACATAAATTTTTCTTTCACTTCGGCACGCTTACTCATAATATAAAAACTCCAATTTCAACTAAGATAACACCATTATAACACAAAACCATCACATTGTCAACCAGTCTGTTGCATAAAAACAACAGACTAGGAAGCAATACCTGCAATGAATTTTGACACCAACACACGATTCACTTGCCGCCTTTTATTGAATTTCATAAAAGCGTTTTTCAATTTGTTGGCGGTAAATTTACCATCAACTTCAAGTTCTTCATTTTCAATTTTCAAATCTTCACCAGAAGGCAACAGGTAGAAACGATTGTAACCAGCATTGTACGATTCTAGAAATTTTTCTTTCTTGACTTTTGTTGCCAACATTTTTACTTCATGGCAAACATAACCTTTATTAACTGATTCACCTTTTTCATTTCTGTATTTCACCATAATGTCATTGTACAACCTACGGCGATTTTTTGATGTAATAAAGAAACCAAAAATGCGAGCACCAGTTTTCTTTTTCAACCACTCAAATGCCGCTTCACGCAATGCTTCACCACTATACTTAACTTCAGAATTCAATTTCATTTGAAACTTAATACTGTTATCAGCAATGAAAACATTTTCACGCTCATGGGACCAACCACTCCATGCCATTTTTTCTCTTTGAGTATCATAATACAAATGATAACCACAACTATCGGCATCACCATCATGCACAACAATTAAATTCACAATGTCAAGATTATTTTTCACTTTGAATTTACTGATTGCAGGTT